TCGGCTGGCATCGCCAACAATGACGGCACCATAACGGTGCAATTGCTGAGAATCTTGGACGGCACCGGGTACGCGCCGACCGAACTCACCCGCTTGTGCTCGAAGTACGGCGCTCCGGTGGTGATCGACGCGCGCGGCACCGCCGCCGATTTGTCCGACCGGTTGCGCCACATGACCGACGACGCGGGCGGCCCGCTGCTGCGGTTCGTGGACATGGACGCGGGCGACTACCTGACCACCGGACAGAGTTTCGTCGCCGGCTTGGCTAACCACGCGATAACCCACGCGGCAGACCCCGAGTTGGACGCCAGCGCCGCGAACTCGGCGCGCAAATGGGCCGGCGACGCATGGCGCGTGAGTCGACGCGGAAGCACCGGCCTAACGTCACCGTTGGAAAGCTGCATGTTGGCGGCTTGGGGAGCCGTCCACAGGCCCGAGGAAACGGGGCCGCTGCAAATCTACTAGCAGGCGACGTTCGGCGTCGCGTGGCGGCATTATGCGGCGTTGGTCGGCGGGCTTGTGGCGGGCTTGGCGCTTGGCGGTGATACTTGGCCGCATGAACATTTGGGAGCGTGTGAGAATGGCGGGGCGCGTGCTGACGCGCGGTGCCGACGCGGATATGCCGGACGGCATCAAGCCGCCCGCACGATTGGGGGACTGCGACCCGCTGAGCCTCTCAACCGTGTTTCGTGGCGTGCAAGTGCTGCAAACCGCCATCACCGGTTTGCCCATCAATGAAATCAGGGGAGGCGTGAAGCTCGACACGGTTTCCTCCATCGTGCTTCAGCCGGACGTGAACCGCAGCCGCCGCGACTTCCTCGCGGACATGGTGGCAAGCATGGTATTGGACGGGAACGCTTTCGTGCGATTGGTGCGTTTCGATGGCGAAGTGGTCTCTTGCGAGGTGCTTCCACCATCCCTCGTGACCGTGAGCGACGACGGCAATGACCCGGCCGCGCCCAAGCTCCGCTATAGCTATCTGGGCCATGATTACACGGCCGACCAGATCGTTCATTGCAAGTTTTTGAACGTGCCGGGCCGGTTGCGTGGGCTTGGGCCAATCTCGGCGGCGCGTGAGGAGGTGGAGGCCGCGCAGATGGCCCGCACCTACAAGGCCAAGTTCTATAGCGACGGTAGCAACCTCAAGGGCTATTTGCAGACGGAGGAAAAGGTGACGCCGCAGGTGGCCAAGGACGCCAAGGAGGCGTGGAAAGCCACGGGTGAGGCCGGCGACGTGAAGGTGCTCGGCTCGAAACTCAAATACGTGCCCTTGGACATGAAACCGGCAGATTTGCAGTTTTTAGAGACTCAGAAGTTCGACACCACTCAGATCGCGCGGCTTCTAGGCATCCCGGCGAGCATCATGTTGGCGGCCGTTGACGGTAGCAACCTTACGTACTCGAATATTGAGCAATCGTGGATTGAGTTCGCCGATTACACGTTGGCGGCTTATGCGGGCGAGATAGAGGAACTTTTCAACCGTTTGTTGCCGAGGGGCCGCACGGCCGCGTTCGACTGGGACAGCAGCCGGCGCGCCAACATGGCCGACCGGTTCAACGCCTACAAGACGGCGATAGAGGCCGGGTGGATGGACGTGAACGAGGTGCGCGCAAGGGAGGCGTTGCCGCCTCTCATCGCGGCACCGCAACCGGAACCACAGGAGCAGCCACAGGAACAGGAGACGCAGAATGAAGCATGAAATCGGGTTTAAGGGCGTGTGCCTACGCGCGGCCGAAGAGGGCGACGGGCGCACGTTGGAGGGTGTGGCCGTGCCCTACGGCAGCGTCATCAGCACATGGGACGGTGCCGAGACGTTCGACGCCGATTGTGTTTTCGACGACACGGACACGGCGAAGCTCTGCTATCAGCACGGTGAGCTTATCGGCCGTATCCTCGACGCGGAGTCACGCGACGACGGCTTGCATATCACGGCGCATATCAGCGACACGCAGCGCGGCCGTGACGTGGTGGCCCTGTTGCGTGACGGCGCGCTGGACTCGCTCAGCGTCAGATTCATGCCGATTGACGACGAGGTGGACAAGCAGGGCGTTACCCACCGCAGGCGCGTCCGATTGTTGGAGGTTTCGGTGGTGTCGTGGCCGGCCTACGAGGCCGCGAAGATCACTTCGCAGCGCAGCAGCGAAACTACCCACGAAAGCATGAGGGAAACCGGAAACCAGAAAGGAAACGAAATGGACCTCAACGAAATCAACGACAAGCTGAACGGCATCATGGACGAACAGCGCAGCATGAAAGCCGCCATTGCCAGGAACACCGACAGTGAGCCGGCCAAGGTCATGGGCGCTGAGTATCGCACGGCCGGCGACTATCTTCAGGCGCTCTACCGTGGCGACGAAGCGGCAGTGCAGCTCATGCACGAGTGCCGCGACCTCATCGCCACCGGCGACACTGGCAACAAGGTGGCATGGATTAGGGATGATTTGCGACTGATCGAGCAGCGCCGCAAGGTGACCAATATCCTCACCCACGACACGCTGCCGGACAAGGGCATGACGATGGAATACAACGTGGTGGCGTCCGACACCGCCAAGGTGGACAAGCAGGAGAACGAGGGCGGCGCGTTGCAGTTCGGCAAGGTCACGTTCGGCACCAAGAGCGTAAGCATCGATACTTACGGCGGCTACACTACGCTTTCACGCCAGGCCGTCGAGCGCAGCACCACGCCCATGCTCAACACCGCGCTGGCGGCGTTGCGCAACGCCTACGCCAAGGCCACCGAAAACAAGGTGCGTTCGTTCCTGTATGACACCATCGCGGCTCAGCGCGACGCCGAGACGGGCGCGAACAAGATCGATGCACCGGCCCAACTGTCGGCAATGACCATCGACCAGTGGGCCATGCTGATCATGGACGCGGCGGAACTGGCCGATGACCGCAACGTGAGCCTTACCCGCCTGGGCGTTTCCAAGGACGTCATGGCCGCGCTTGTCAAGCTCAAGGACACCGGCAACCGTTTCTTCGACCTCAGCGGAGACGGCAGCGACACGTTGGGCGACTTCGACCTTACGGGCATCGCGGGCAAGTTCCTGCGTGTCCCCGTGCAAATGCTGCCCAAGGCCCCGAACGGCACCGCGTGCTTCATCGACCCCGAGGCCGTGACCGTGTGGGAGTCCGGCGGCCCGACCCAGCTCAGCGACGGCGACCCGACCAAACTCACCGAAAACTACAGCGTCTACGGGTACATGGCCGTGGCTGCAACTCAGCCCTTGGGCCTCATCCCGGTGAAGTTCGCCACGGCATGATGATCGAGGACAACACCCTGCTGCAACGACTCCGCGACGAGGTAGGAGTCCCGGCCGGCGAGGAAGACCGGCTCACGGTCAAACTCTCGGCGGCGAAACGATACGTCGAGCACGCGGTCGGCACCGCCACCGTGGCCGACGATCTGCTGGCCGACTGCATCGTCTCCTGCGCGGCCGACCTGTTCAACATGCGTGATGCCCGCCTCGGCGTCATGGACGTTGGCGACGCGACCGTGGAACCATTCCGAATCTCCACCGACCCGCTCCGCTCCGTCTGGCCGACACTCCTCGCCGCCGGCGTGCTGACCGGGGGAATGGTGATCGCATGAACATCCAGAAACAACGCGCCGCCCTCATGGACACGCTCGCCGACATGCTCGACGGGCTCGTGAGCAGCATCAGCATCGACGCCCAACTGGTACGCCCCGCCGCCGGCAAGGTGGCCGTGTTCATCGAACCCCCGACCGTGGAATGGCCGTCATGGGGCCCGCCAGAACCGGTCTGGACTTTGGACGTCATCGCCGGCACGCCGGCCACGCAGCCATCCGCAGTCGATGACATCCTCACAGCGCTCGACAGACTCGCCGAACGTGGCCTGAACATCCAGAAGGCCACGCCCGCAACATGGAACCTCGCAGGAGCCGGCACGCTAGCGGCCTACCAGGTCACGTTGAACGCCCTGGAAACCGACGAATAAGACAAGGAAAGGAAAACAATCATGACTGGAAAGATCCGCACGCTCGGCCCCGGCATCTTCAAAATCACCGACACCGAAAATGGCAGGGACTTCAGCGCCGACCTGACCAAGGCGCAGCTGAACCCGTCGAACAGCAGCGACGACCCGACCACCTACCTCGACGGGTCCGAAGAGACCAACACGACCACCACGTGGACGTTCGAGGGCACCGTGGGCGACGACTTCAGCGAGGACGGTCTGGCCGTCTGGCTCTTCGACCACAAGGGCGAGACGCTGCCGGCCCAGTTCGTGCCGAACACGAACGGCAAGATCCAGTGGACCTTCAACGTCACCATCGCGCCAATCGCCATCGGCGGCGATGTCAAATCGAAGAATACGAACGATCTGAGCTTCGCCGTCACGAACGTCGCCCACACGGCCTACTCGGGTAAATGATGGCTGACAAGGCATTGATGGTCGTCGGCCAGAAACGCTTCGTGCAGACGATGCGCAAGGCCGGCGCGGACATGGACGACCTGAAGGAAGTGAACCGCGAGGCCGCGCAGATCGCACTGCCCGCCGTCCGCAACCTCGCACCACGAGGCAAGACCGGCCGACTGGCCGGCAGCCTGCGTGTCGGAGCGACGAAACGCGCCGGCGTCATCCGCGCCGGCCGCAAGGCCGTGCCATACGCGGGCCCAGTCAACTACGGGTGGCCAGCCCGCCGCATCAAACCGCGTCTCTTCGTCAACAACGGTGTCGCTTCCACCGAGGGCCAATGGCAAAAGGTCTACAAGGACTTCATCGACAAGACACTGAAGCAAGTGAAAGGAAAATAATGGCAACCACGAGAATCACCTACACCGACGGCAAGCATGAAATCGTCCCAATCACGATGCGCGCGACCTGCAAGGCCGAAGCGCACGCCATCGAGGCCGGATGGGGCACCATCACCGAATCGCCGGTTAGGACCGGCGCATACGCCACTTACGCCGCTCTCCGCATGGCCGGCCGCAACCTCCCGGACTTCGACCATTGGCTCGACACCGTGGCGTCCTTCGACCTTGCGACAGCGACGGAGGAGCCGGAAGAGGGAAACCCTACGGACTAGCCGCGTGGCCCCAAGACTCGCTCGGCCGTCTCTCGTTCCTCCTGGCGAGCCGTTTTGGCGGCACGCCATGGCAGTGGAGGAACGAGGCCGACGAATTGGATTGGGGCACCGGACTGGCCGAACTGCTCAAGGAAGCGGAAGAAACACGGAAGGAGTGAACCATGGCGCACAGCGCGATCATGAGCGTGCGCATCACCGGCAACGCCGATGATGCCGTCAAGGCGTTCGAGAAGACCACCACGAAGGCGGCCGCTTTCGGCAGCGCCATCGGCGGATTGGCCGTCAAGGGCGTGACCGCGCTGTGGGACACGGTGAAGGGCTTCGCCGGCGACGTGGTGAACATGTCGGACAGCACCGACAAGTTCATGAACACCATGAGCTTCGCCGGCATCGACACCAAAGCCGTGCAGGCAGCAGCGAAGGAAACACGCAAATACGCCGACGCCACCGTGTACGGCCTCGATGACATCCAGAACACCACCGCGCAGCTCGCGGCAAACGGCATCGGCAACTACATGGAACTGACCGAAGCCGCCGGCAACCTCAACGCCGTCGCCGGAGGCAACGCCGACAGTTTCAAAAGCGTCGCGATGATGCTCACGCAGACCGCCGGCGCGGGAAAATTGACCACCGAGAACTGGAACCAGCTCGCCGACGCCATCCCGGGCGCGTCCGGCAAACTCCAGGAGGCGCTGCTGAAGAACGGCGCGTACACGGGCAACTTCCGCGACGCCATGTCCAAGGGCGAGATCACCGCAGACGAGTTCAACAAGGCGCTCATGGACCTCGGCATGACCGACGTGGCGAAACAGGCCGCGACATCGACCAGCACCATCGAGGGAGCCATGGGAAACCTCGAAGCGGCCGTCACCGGCGGCCTGACCGACGCCTTCAACCTCTTCAAACCGGCCGTCACAGGCGGCATCAACGCGGCCGCGACGGCAGTCACAAACCTCGCGCAAAACGGCACGCAGGGATTGCAGACGTTCTTCACACAGGTCAAGGACACCGGAGCGTTCAACACATTGCAGACGGCCGCGCAGTCGGCCGGCGGCGGCCTGCAATCATTGTGGACCGGCATCATGGCCGTCGTGAACGCGATGACCGGAGGACAGCCGGCCGGAACCTCGTTCGGCAACGTGCTCAACGCCGTCGCCACGGCCGCGCAGACGGTCGGCGACTGGCTGAAGACCGCAGGAGACTGGATCAGTCGAAACACGGATCTCGTGACGCCACTCGTGGCCGCCGTCGGCGGCGCCGTGGCGGCCGTCACCGCCGTCACCACCGCCATGCGGATTGCCGCCGTCGCTCAGGCACTGCTCAACGCGGTCATGGCCGCGAACCCGATCATGCTGGTTATCACGCTCATCGCCGCGCTCGTGGCCGGACTCACCTACTTCTTCGCCTGCACCAACACCGGCAAGGCCGTGTGGTCGAGCTTCACCAATTTCATCGCCGGATGCGTCTCGGGCATCCTCGGATGGTTCAGCGGCCTCGGCAGCTCCATCGGCGGGGCCTTCAACAACGCCGCGAACAGCGCAAAAAACACTTGGAACGGCGTCGTCTCATGGTTCCGTGGCATCCCGGGCACAATCGGCAGCTTCTTCTCCGGAGCCGGCACACTGCTCTACAACGCCGGCGCAAGCATCATCAGCGGATTCCTCAACGGCCTCAAATCGATGTGGAGCAACGTGACCGGCTGGATCAGCGGCATCGGCGACTGGATCAAGGCCCACAAGGGCCCGATCAGCTACGACCGGAGGTTGCTCATCCCCGCCGGCCAGGCCATCATGACCGGTTTCGCCCAGGGCCTCAACACCGGTTTCGACAACAGTGTTGAAACCGCTATCAGCCGCGCCAACCGCAGACTCGCGGCCATGCCCCTCAACCTCTCCGCACAAGGCAACACGGCCACGCCAGTGGTCAACACTTGGAACGTGGAGATCAACGGCGAGGTCATCGACAAGGACGGCACCGCCAAGGCCATCAAACGGCTCCTGGCCGACTACGACGCAAGGAGGTCATGAGATATGCAGCAGTGCTTCATGTTCATCGACACCGGCAACGGCAGCGGCTGGACACCGGTGAACGACTCAGCCAAGGACGTCGCAGCCCTCGACTCGTTCGCCATCGACTGGGGCAGCGACGACATCGGCGAACAGCCCGAACCTGCCGTGATGTCATTCACCCTCCGTGACCGGATCGGAAGACTCGCCGGCCAGGCACTCACATTGGCCGGCATGAAAGTGATCATGCAGTTCTCCAACCAGCCTCGATGGATGGACCTGACACCGGCGATGGGCAGCTGGCACGACCTGCGCATCACCATCGACTCGCTGCACAAGGCGTATTGCCCGAACTCGCCGGATTCGCCGGATTCGCCGGCCACGACGATGTTCGCCGGTACCGTCTCCACCGGCGGCAGCATCGAACCGGCCAGCGACGGCGGGTGGCTACTCAGACTCTCCGCCACATCGAGGATGGCCGTATGGAAACGCCTGCAATCCCAAGGACCGACAGACACGGCCGCGAAATGGGACGGCGCGCACTGGATAGGCACGCCATCCGCACGCCTCAAGGAGATGAACCGCAGGGCCTCGGCTCAGGGAGCGCCGGAAGCCCAACTGGACGGGCTCGCCCTGCCGTCAAGCGTCGCACCATACACGCCATCCGACCACCCATCGCAGCTCGACCTGCTGCACCGGCTCACCGCCGGGCCACGACTCCCGCAATGGCACGAAGTCTACGACGGCGCGGCATCAACCCTCAGACCGCTGTTCCTCGCCGACCCGATCGCTGTGCACCTGTCAAACGATGGCCGACTCAACGTCCTCGCCGACGGAGAGACACGACACGCACTCTCGGCGGCCGACATCGAGGCATCGACGGATCTGAGCATCACCGAACCTTTGACACAGGTCGTCATCAACGCGAAACGCGTCAAATCGGACAACGGCAAGCTCTCTTTCGACGACGTGGAGATCACGATGGGAGACCAGAACCGTCTGCCACCACAATTGACCGCCATGCGGAAGAGCCTCACCATCGATTCCGACATGCTCGCCGTGGACGACTCGGGCGGCGTATGGAACAGCGGCGGCACCTCGAACGTCAGCGACACGGACCGCGCCAACATCGCGCAATGGCTCGAATCGCACGACCTGCGCATGGTCCCGGAGACAGTGACGTTCAACAGCACTCGACTCGACCCGGCACGACTTCCATGGCTGTACAAGGCAAGCCCATCCGGCCCGTTCATCATCGTCAAGGCCAAGGCGTCGGCCCTGACCGGCTCAGACGGCCGGCCGGCCTTCACCGGCCCCATCACGACCATCGGCGGAACACTCTCATACCGGTGGCGCGACGGCAAGCCCACACTCACCCAGGAAGCGACGCTCACCGCGCTTCGACCGCTCTTGACAAACCGCATCACATGGGCCGACCTGCCATCCAACCTCAGCTGGCAGCAGCTCGACCTGCACATCTGCGACCTCTCGACGATCCAGATCATCGACACTTCTTCGACCATCGACGAAAAGGAAGGAACACAATGACAGCAACAACACCCATCTACGGGCTCTCATATCCGGAAGGCTCCGACCTCGTATCAACCGCGCCGGACTCGTTCAAGGCCATGGCCGACACGTTCGAGCAGGCGCTTGACCAAGTGGACAGACGCAGCACTCCCACAGGCGTCAAACCCGTCATCGCCACCACTCTCAACACGCTCGCCAATACCACAGGCGTCACCGGTCAGACCGGCTATGTCACCGCCGACGCCACCGCCGCGAACAACGGCGCGTATGTCTGGACCGGCTCGGCATGGGTCAAGCTCGTGACAGCGACCGACATGGCAGTGCCTGACCTGACATTCAGCCACCCGGACTTCAGCATCGCCGCTTATCCCCGACGCGCCGGCAACCTCATCGTCTGCCCAATCAAAGTCATCCGCACTGGCGGCGACTGGAACATGGCGGCATGGGCGATGACTGGAATCTGCAAAATTCCCGCCGGTCTCCGACCTGGCGCAGGCATTGACATCAACGTTCTCGGTGTTGACAATCTTTCTTCCGCATCTCCGATGACCGGTTTCACCATCAATGAGGATGAGATTTACTTCCGTGCCTTCAGAGGCTCGGTGGCCTATAAGAAGAACACATGGACCAGCGCCATTCTCGCATGGCGCATCGAACGTTAGGAGCAAGGAATTGGATACGGAAATCGCGGCGCTCTGCATCGTCGGCATCATGATCGTCATGGACTTCCTCACCGGCTTCGCCAAGGCCGTGAAGAACCACGACGTCAGCAGCGGGAAAATGATGGATGGGCTCTGGCACAAGGTCTCTTTCGTCATGATCGTGGCCTTGGCCGAGATCCTGGAACATGGTCAGCGCGTCCTTGACATGGGCTTCGCCGTGCCGATCATCATCCCGACATGCGTTTACATCGTCCTGACAGAAGTGGCGAGTGTCATTGAGAATCTGTCGGAAATCAATCCGGAACTGCATGACAGCCCAATCCTCGCTCTCTTCCGCAGCAGCAAGGAAGGTGACTGATGGACGGGATCATCTGGAAGGGAAGCCCGAATCATTACACGGGACGGCAAGGCTACGGCGTCACGCACATCACGCTGCACATCATGGTCGGATACCTGGCCGGCACCGACGCGACGTTCGCCAACAGCGACAGCCAAGCCTCGGCTCACTACGGCATCGGGAGCACAGGCGAAATCCACCAATACGTTTCGGAACGAGACGGCAGCTACTCCGATGCTAACTACATGTCGAATTGTTCGACCATCAGCATCGAACACGAGGGCGGCATGTCCGACGGCGCGGTCTGCACCCAGGCGTGCATCGACGCAAGCGCCAGACTATGCGCTGACATCGCGCGGCGCTACGGGTGGAAGAAACTGTGGCACGACGGGCTGAAAGGCAATGTTTGGTTGCACCGGGAGATTCCCGGCACCGATCACGCGGCCTGTCCGGACCTCGCGCCAAACGGCCTGCCGTATCAGCAGGTCATCGACAAGGCAAACAACCTACTGGAAGGACAAGAAATGGCACTGACCGATGAAGACATCATGAAGATCTGGACGCACAAGCTGCCGAACGGCTCATGTGTGCGCGACTGCCTGTCGCCGGCGATCCAAGACGTTTTCGCCATGCACGACACGGGCCTGACCAATGGCGGGTGGCTGCACAAGCTGCCGAACGGCCGGCCGGCAAGGGACATCATCAGCGACGCCACCAGCGACGTGATTCGTATGCATGATGCTTTGATTCCGCAGCTCACAACGCAGATCACAGCGCTCTCGGCCGCCGTTGACGCAATGGCCAAGAGTCTCGGCGCTGACCCGGACCAGATAGCGGAAGCTGTCAAGAAGGCCGTGGCCGACAAGCTCGACAGCTTGCGCATCGTCATCAAGGCCGAGGA